GATCTGGCGGAGACGCTGGAATCCGACGAGTGACGTATGAGTCGTTCGGGCCGCGCTGCTGGTTCTGTACGCGGACGATGGATGGGCGGCCAGTGTGCTGCCGGATTGAAGACAAGTTGGACTGATCCCCCGCTCCGCCGCCAGCCGATAGGCTCGGCAGCATGACTACGGGTGGCGGGCACTCTTTCAATGCATCCTGTCTAGGTTGTCTGTGACCGCACGTGACGAAAGGCGCGCTGACGGCGGTACGGTAGCCGGTTCGATTCCGGCAGGGATGCGCCAATTACCAAACCCGATCCGGGCGCATGTTTGGGTGGTATCCCAGTGCGCTTCGGTGCGGGCCTTCATGCATGGCCATGCTGGTCGATCTGGGAGAACCCGGAGGGCGACTTGCAAGCAGCGTGGTCATTCACGAGGGTGACAGCCGCAATCGACCATTGATGTCCGCAGCGATCCCAGAACAATCCGCACACCGTGCGGGCGCCGGGTAGAGGACATTGCCGCATGTGATGTGGCTCACTAGATTGCGCCGCCGCTTATGTAGATGGCAACCCGCAAACGGATGGGGCTCTGCCTGCTAGTCGCGGACTCCCTCACCCATTCTCCTCGCTAGTAGCTTCCCCTGGCTACTCTGCCGTCTTCGGACGGCTTTTTTATTCGAGTCTCCGATGCCTGCTCGCAAGACCGTCAAAGTCGTCGCTGAGCGCACGGAGATCTGTAAGGAATGTCGAGCCGTCCATTGCAGCAGGACGGAAGGTATGCGCTGCCGGCGCTACCCGCCAGTGTTCGTCTATGACCCGGCAACGGGCGTATCGAGCGCGGAGTGGCCAGAGGTCAATCCGGACGACTGGTGCATAGAATTCAAACCAAAATTGACGTCTTAAGGGGAAACCGTGGATATTCGCGAGCTAAAGAAGGCCGTCAAGGAGCATGGCAGCGTCCGTGCGGCAGCCCGTGAGCTCGGAATCCCGGAATCCACTCTCCGCGGCAAGATCAAGGTCCCGCTGTCGGAGAATGAACGCAAGTTCCGCGACGATTGGACCGCAGACGACTGCATAGCCGAGCTTCAACGCATCGCCAAGATCGACGAAGACAAGGTAATCAGCCGGAACTACTTCCGCGTGCACTCGGAAATCTCCGAGTCGACCTGGAATCGCCACTTCGGCACGTTCCACGAGTTCAAGCGTCAGGCCGGTATCGTCCTGTCTCGCCATGCGCACGGTCTTGAGCGTGCCATTGCGAAGCATGCCAGCAAGGACGTGCAGCGCCGGATGAACGTTGAGAAGTCGGGATGGGAAGATGCCTATCTCCGCCCTTCCTCAAAGCGCTTCCAGACTGTTCTCGTCGCGTCGGACATTCACGACATTGAGTGCGATCCGTTCTGGCGCCGGTGTTTCATTGATACGGCCAAGCGGGTGCAGCCCGAGAAGGTCGTCATCAACGGTGACGCACTGGATCTGCCCGAGTTCGGCAAGTACGGCGTCGACCCGCGTGAATGGGATGTGATCGGCCGCATCAAGTGGCTGCACGCGTTTCTGAACGACATTCGCGTGTCGTGCCCGGAAACGGAAATCATCTACATCGAGGGCAACCACGAAGCGCGCCTGATTCGCCACCTCGGCGAGGCCACGCCCGCGCTTAAGGTTGTCCTGTCTGACCTACACGGCTTCACGGTGCCGAAACTGCTCGGCCTTGACGCCTACCAGGTGAATTACATCGCCCGGATGGATCTCGCCGCTTTCAGCGAGCGCGACATGAAGCAGGAGTTGGCGAAGAATTATCACGTCATGTACGACTGCCTGATGGCGCATCACTTCCCGGAAGGCCGGAACATGGGTGTGCCGGGCTTCAATGGGCATCATCACAAGCACATCGTGTGGCCGTTCTACTCGCCGCAGTTCGGCTCGAGCGAATGGCACCAGCTTGGATGTGGGCATGCCCGCGCGGCTACATACTGTGCCGGCGAGAAGTGGGCGCTCGGCTTCATGCTGTGCCACGTCGACACGCAGAAGAAGCACACACAGTTCGAATACGTCGAGTTGCGCGATCACGCCATGATTGGCGGGCGGTTCTATGAGCGCACCGCAGCGGAGATGATGGGGTCATGATGAACGCACAAGACTTTTGCTACTGGCTGCACGGCTTCACCGAGTTGACCCGCGGGCAGACGCCCGACCCCGCTCAGTGGAAAGCAATCCGCGAGCATCTGGATCTGGTTTTCAAGAAGGTGACGCCAGAAGTCGCGGTTGAGCAGAAGATCACAGCGCCGGCCGGACTGGACTTGGGAAAATTCTACCGCGACTGGTCGAAGATGAACCCCGATGGCACCCTTCCGTCGCTGATCACTTGCTGACGCCGCATGATCTCCCCCGACACCCTAACCCTCGCCTACTGCATCCTGCTCGCGGCGATTGTGATTGTGCCGCCGAGAGAGTGAATTCCTCCGGCGACGCGTGCCCCTGAAAGAAGCGAATGCCCCGATCGAAGCCAGAAAAGATGGAGAACATTGCGCCAATGCGCCCAATGCCTCCCGATTTACTGTTTGAGGCATCGAACTGGACAAGGCACTTTGTGCCGGCCGATGGCGTTCATGACTGGGTGATGGACACGTTCCTTCGCCCGGGGTCTCCGCTGCACAACCCCGACCACGAGCATCTGCGCTTCGCCGATCTCGCGTTCCTTTGGGCGGCCACCGAGAACAAGCGGCAAATGCGCCGCGTTATCGGGCAATGCGAAGAAGTCACCTTCCGCTGTGGTGCTTGGCAGAAGGGGCGGCAGGAACAGCAGATGACGGAATGGTTCGGCCGGGTGCCCGCCTACCTCATCACGCTGGATGCCAACTACTGCCGCGAATGCTCCGATGCTGAGTTCTGCGCGCTGGTCGAGCACGAGATGTATCACCTGGCGCACAAGCTGGATGAATTTGGCGCGCCCGCGTTCACGAAGGACGGTCAGCCGAAGATCGGCATGCAGTCGCACGACGTCGAAGAGTTCATCGGCGTGGTTCGGCGCTACGGCGTTGGGTCTCCGGATAGCAGTGTCGCCAAGATGGTGAGGGCCGCGAATCAGGCGCCTGAGATCGCCAACATCGACATCGCCCGCATGTGCGGGACCTGTTTATTGAGGGCCGCATAACTTTGATGGGGCTTTGAAGGATTGTAAGAAATGGCTGCACTCGCTGAAAACGTCAAACTCCGCATCGTTCAAGCGTTGGCATGCTTTGATACCCCGTCACAGGTGGCGAAAGAAATCAAAGCGGAATTTGGCCTTGATGTAAGCCCGCAGCAATGCGAGGCATACGACCCAAACAAACGGGTCGGTCAGAAACTGAGCGAGAAGTTCAGGCTGATATTTGCCGAGACCCGCAAGACGTTTCTGGAAGACACCAGCACGATCGGCGTGTCACACCGAGCAGTGCGACTGCGGACCCTTCAGCGCTTGATTGATCGCGCTGAATCTCAGGGCAACATCGGCATGGTTTCCCAGCTGCTCGAGCAGGTCGCCAAGGAAACGGGCGACGCCTACACCAACAGACACAAGCTGGAGCACACCGGCAAAGACGGTGGTCCGATCAAGACGCAGCCCGTTCCGGTCGATCTAACCGGGCTGACCGACCATGACCTTGAAGTCCTCGAACGTCTCGCTGCCCAGTCTGGAGCAAATCAAGGCTGAGAAGCTGCGCCGCCTGCGTCTGAAGCTCGAAGCGGATCATCTGGAGTTCACAAAGCACTTCTTCAAAATTCGTCAAGGCATCGACTTCCGGGTCAATTGGCACCACGTCTACATTGCCTACATCCTTGAGAAGGTAATTCAGGGCGAAATAAAGAACGTTGTTTTTAACGTCTCTCCCGGCTCCTCAAAGACCGAAGAGGTGGTAATCAACCTCATCGCCCGCGGACTGGCTCTGAACGCTCGCGCTCGCTTCCTGCACATCTCATACTCGGACGACCTTGCTGTACTGAATTCGGAAACGGCGCGGGAGGTTGTCCGATCGCAGGAGTATCAGGAACTGTGGCCGCGCAGGATTGCAGGCGACGCCGACTCTAAGAAGCGGTGGAATGTCGAGGACAACGGCAAGAAAGCGGGTGGCGTCTACGCCACGTCGCTAGGCGGCCAGATTACCGGCTTCCGCGCAGGCCACATGGCTGAAGGCTGGCAAGGCGCCATCCTGATCGACGACCCGCTCAAGGTCGAGGACGCTTACAGCAAGACCAATCGCGACAAGGCAAACCGCAAGATCATCTCGACGGTCAAGAGCCGCCGCGCGAATCCGGACACTCCGATTGTCCTGATCATGCAGCGCCTGGCTGAGGAAGACCCAACGGGATTCATCAAGGCCGGAAAGGTTCCGGGCGAATGGACGTTCATCGAGATCCCGGCGCTCATCACGGATGAGTACGTCGAGAACCTGCCCGAGCACATCCGCCCGATGGTGGATCGCTCAGAGCGCGACGAGGATGGGCGGTTCAGCTATTGGCCTTACAAGGAGCCCTTGCACGAACTGCTGGCCGCCGAGAAGGCGGACCGCTATGTGTTTTCCGGCCAGTACATGCAGCGCCCTTCTCCGCTTGGCGGAGGGATTATTCAGTCGGGCAAGTTCGTTCGATACGGCGCTGTGCCGGCGCTCCAATTCCGAAAGATCTATGCCGACACGGCACAGAAGACTGCGGAGCGAAACGATTACAGCGTATTCCAGTGCTGGGGCCGAGGAAAAGACAACAAGGTCTACCTGCTGGACATGATCCGCGGCAAATGGGAGGCGCCGGAGTTGAAGCGCAAGGCGATCGACTTCTGGAACAAGCACAAGGCCATTGGCGCCGGCGATCCGGACGTACCCGCCCTTCGTCAGATGCTCGTTGAAGATAAGGCGAGCGGCACGGGCCTCATACAGGAAGTCAAGTCAGACGGCGGCATCCCTGTTCAGGGCATCGAGCGCACCAAAGACAAGTTGACTCGCGTGATGGACATCGTCAGCCACATTGATGTGGGCAACGTGTGCATCCCTGAAAGCGCCGCCTGGGTAAGTGACTTCACGCAGGAATGCGATGCCTTCACCGCTGACGACACCCATGCACATGACGACCAGATAGACCCAATGGTCGACGCCATAACCGACATGCTGGGAGGCTCAAAGCCGCTGGTTGTCACCAAAGATGTTCTGAACCAATTCGCCAAAATGGGCGCCACACGATGAATCGCAGACAACGCAAGAAGGCGCAGATGGCCGTGCAGCACGTGGCCCCTGCTACGCCAGCGAAGCCTGCGGGCATGCGTGTATCTACCGAAGCCGTTCTGGCTATGCGCGCAAAGCCAGCAACGAAGACGCCGCTGTCGCAGGACGTTTTCAAGCCGTATGAGCCGATCAAGGGCGTCCTTCCCGCTGGCAGTTCCGGTAGGCAGATGGCCATGGACAGCGGCTTCGATTCTAGCGCCGCCTACAACCTCGGTTTGCTCGACAACGTCAATGCTGCATTCGGCGAGGGTTATGCCTTTCCGGGCTTCACGGTACTTGCCAATTGGGCGCAAATCCCCGAGTTCCGCCGCCCCGCTGAGGTCTACGCGCGGGAGATGACCCGCAAGTGGATCAAGATTCAGGCGGTCGGTGAAGAAGACAAGTCCGACAAGATCAAGCGGATCGACGCGGAATTCAAGCGGCTGAATGTTCAGGCCGTTTTCCGCGAGGCTATCCAACAGGATGGCTTATACGGGCGCTCCCAGATTTTTATCGACGTCGGCATGCAGTCGAGCCAACTCGATGCAGCGGAACTGAAGACAGAGCTGGTCGAGTCGTCGGCGAAGGTCGGGGTTGGGTCAATCAAGCGCCTGGCAGTCATCGAGCCGATCTGGTCGTATCCGAACCGGTACAACGCCAACGATCCGCTTGACCCAACGTTCTACAAGCCGATCAGCTGGTTCGTCATGGGCAAGGAGATCCACTCCTCTCGCCTGTTGACGATCATCTCGCGCGACGTCCCCGACATTCTGAAGCCGGCGTATGCCTTTTCCGGACTGTCGCTGTCGCAGATGATGAAGCCTTACGTCGACAACTGGCTGCGCACGCGTCAGTCTGTATCCGACTTGGTCCACGCCTTCACCGTCTGGACGCTCAAGACGGACATGGCGAATATTCTCAATGCCGGTGGTGCCGAAAGTTTTTACAACCGGATGCAGTTGTTCAACCTCGGGCGCGACAACCACGGCGTCAATGCGGTCGACAAGAACACTGAAGACTTCCTGAATATCTCCGCGCCGATCGCTGGGCTGGACAAGTTGCAAGCTCAGTCGCAGGAGCAGCAATGCGCACCCACCGGCCTGCCCCTGGTGTACCTAACCGGCATCACGCCGAGCGGGCTGAACGCGACGTCGGAAGGTGAGATAACCGTTTTCCAAGATACCTTGGCCGCAAACCAAGAGATCTATACTCCCGCGCTGTCCAAGATATTGAATCTGGTTCAGCTCTCCCTGTTTGGGGAAATAGATTCTGACATCGGCTTCATCTGGGAGCCGATGCGCACGATGAGCGAAGAGCAGCGCGCGAACATCCGCAAGACGGAAGCCGATACCGACGCGATTCTGGTTGGCGCGGGCGTTCTGTACCCGGAGGAAGTGCGTAAGCGCGTGGCTGGAGAGGAAGACTCGCCCTACCAAGGGCTTGAAACCGACATCGACCTACCCGAGCCGCCTGAGCCAGAAGAGGGCCCAGAGGCAAAGGCTGCGAAGATCAGCGGACAGCAGGAAGCGGAAGAGCCGGAAGAGGCCTAACCGTATTTGATCGCACGAATACGGCGCACCATTTCCGTCAGTTCCAATTCCATAGCATCGAAACGTGGCTTCCCTGCGCTGTCGGTCATGCCATTCGCGAGCTTGAACATGTCGAGTTCGGTGTCCAGCAAGTCGGACAGATTGAACCGCGCTGAGTATTCATCGTTCTCGCCGGCGTAGACAACGACGCGCTGCGACTCTTCGTGGTCGTAGCCGACGTAGTCGACTTCCACATCCTGTTTCATGGCTGCTCCATGGCGAAACTCATTTCTCCGACCGGGAAAGACATTGTACTGCGTTCAGTGCAGCCCAATGCCGGCGTGGGGGCCGCCTATAACAAGGCGCTCCAGAAGTGGATAGATGCCATGCAGAAGTCGCTGGTGTACTGGCTAACGGCTCAGTACCGTGCGAACTCTCCCGAGCATCTCGCACAAGACGCCGGCATGGAGTCGTTTCGCGATGGCAGTCCGGCTAATGCACTTCGCCGTTCGATGCACCGCCTGTCCCGCCGTTGGCTGAAGGCGTTCGACAAAGGCGCGCCGGAACTTGCCAAGTATTTCGCCGACCGCTCAATGGGCGCCTCGGACGTCCAACTGAAGGGCATCCTGAAAAAGGCTGGATTCACGGTCGAATTCAAGATGACTGCGGCAACCAATGATGCGTATCAGGCGACGATCGGCGAAAACATCGCGCTGATCAAAAGCATCGCGCAGGAGCATTTGAGCGACGTTGAAGGGTTGGTCATGCGGTCGGTTACGCAGGGTCGCGACCTCGGCCAACTAACCGAGGAACTGACTAAGCGCTACGACATCACAAAGCGTCGTGCCGCACTGATCGCCCGCGACCAGAACAACAAGGCGACGGCAACAATCAACAAGGTCCGTCAACGACAACTAGGCATCACGCAGGCAAAGTGGATGCATAGCCACGCCGGAAAGCATCCGCGTCCGTCGCACGTGGCGGCGAACGGCAAAACCTACGACATCGACAAAGGCATGTACCTGGACGGCGAATGGCTGCTGCCGGGTCAGGCAATCAATTGCCGCTGCACAAGCAAGTCGATTATCCCTGGATTGGAGGATTGAAATGGCACTTGCCTCGCTGGCGTTGACCGCAGCAACAAAAATCGCAGTAACGACGACATCGGCTCGCACGGTCATTCCGACGACCGGCACACCTACGACGGCTCTATTGACCAATCTTGGCCCGGCACCAGTTTTCGTTTTACTTGGCGATAACACGGTGGTCTCGACGATCAATACCGGCGCAGTGGTCATGCCGGGAGACAAATTGGCGCTGACTATCGGCACCGCAACGAATATTGCAGCGGTCACCCTGAATGGCGTGGCCGGCCTGAATCTGGCTGTCGGCACCTAGTCCAAAGGCTTATACCGCTGGCCCGGGCCGTTCAGGCAGACGTCCAAAACCTGGCGCTTCAGCAGCGTCCCGCCAGCGTTCTGAAAACCTCCGTCGAAATAGACTGTGTTGATCGCAGTCTTGATCGTGTCGGCGGAGATGTACTTACCTTTGTACGACGACAGCACCTCTCGTGCGCTCTGCGGTGCCATGCCATGGTCGCGCAGACTGGCCGCACTGACGTACAGATCGCTCTTTAGCGAACACGTTGTCATCTCGTCTGGAGTCGTTGCAAAAACAGAGGCTGAAGCAATCAGCGTAGCTAAAGCTAAAGCGGATTTCATATTCCCCTCAAATCGCGCAAGCGATAGTAGTAAGTGTTTGATCCTACAACGAAAGCTCGCAGATGCGGGCTTTTTTCTTGCCCCAACATATGCCAGCAAAAAGTGAAGCCCAGAAGCGCGCGATGTACGCAGCAGCTGAGGGTAAATCGAATCTCGGCATCCCGAAGAAGGTTGGCAAAGAGTTCGTCGCGAAAGACGGAACGATCAAAGGCGCCGGCATCTGCATGGTGACGCCTGACGGTGAGGCGCTTTTCCTCTTGCGCAGCCCGACATCAAACCATCCCAATGAATGGGACTTGCCTGGTGGCAAGAGCGACGGCAATGAAACGCCGGAGCAGACAGCCATACGGGAGACCCGCGAAGAGATCGGCGCCATGCCGTATGGCGAACTCGAATTGATGCACTCGGTGCAGGACTTCGAGGGCGTCGATTTCGTAACGTTCCGCATGAACATCATGCGTAGGTTCACGCCGAAACTGCAGAAGGAAGAGCACACATCCTTTCGGTGGGCGCCGATCGACTCTCCTCCGCAACCTCTGCACCCGGGCGTCGCCGACACACTCGCCACATCGATCAAGCCGCCAGCGCAAGACGACAAACCAGCAATGGACCGGCTGGCGTTCGACAAGGCGAGCGTCCGCATGGTCGATCAGGACGGACGAATGCACGTCGAGCTGACCCACATCAGCAAGGCAAACGTCTGCCCTTACCGCGGCAACGAGATCCCGGATTGGGACCAGTTAGGCCTTGATCCTGAGCGGATCTACATGCTGTTGCGCGATCCGGAAGAACTCGAGAAAGCCGCTTCGACGGCAAACAACATTCCGGTCCTGAGCGAACACGTACCGGTCAACTCGTCGGACCATCGGCCCGATCTGATAGTCGGCTCGACCGGCACAGACGCAGCATTCAACGCGCCCTACCTCGATAACTCACTGGTCATCTGGACCGACCGGGCAATTCGGGGCGTCGAGACAGGCGCACAGCAGGAAATCTCCAGCGCGTACTACTACACGCCGGACATGACGCCCGGAACCTATGAGGGCGTTCCCTATGACGGAGTGATGCGAGATCTCCGTTTCAACCACGTAGCACTCGTCGAGAAGGGTCGTGCAGGCCCCGATGTCCTTGTTGCAGATTCCGTTAACCCTATGGGAGCACTAACAGTGAGCAAGTCCCTGAGTAAGAAAGCTGTAATGGCTAAGGGGGCGTTGCTCGCCGTCCTGAAGCCGAAGATGGCCGCTGATGCCGCAATCGATCTGAATGCGATTCTGGCGGGCGTGAAGAAGAGCAACTGGCTGGCAAAGAAGCCCGGCATCGTTGCCGCCATCAAGCCCCATCTGGCGCAGGATGCCGACCTGGCTGATGTTGTCGAACTCCTCGACAAACTGGACGGCGAGCAGCCTGACGACGACAACGTCGCTCAGGACGAGCCCGATCCGAAGTGCGCCGAGATTCTCGACATGCTTCGCGGCAAGATCAGCGATGAAGACCTCGCAGAGATCGAAGCCAAGTTGAGCGCGCCGGCCGCCGGTCAGGCTGTCGATGAGCCCGCTGATCCAGCGCCTGCGGACCCCGCAGCGATGGACGAGCCGCCGCAAACGGCGAATGCAGCGAACGCCGATCCGAAGGACGGCAAAGACAAGGAACCGCTCCCCATGAGCAAGGCAGCAATGGACAAGGCGATCAAGCTCGCCTGCGACGCCGTCGCACGTGACACCGAAGCCAAGACCATCGCCCGTCTGCGCGGCATCTCGGAAGCGGAAGAGATCGTCAAGCCGTACGTTGGCAAGCTGGCCGTCGCAATGGACAGCGCTGAAGGCGTGTACAAGACTGCCCTCGAGATGCTGAAGGTCGACGTCAAAGACGTTCATCCGAGCGCCTACAAGGCAATCCTCGTTGCGCAACCGAAGCCGGGCGATGCTCCCAAGCCGCGCATCGCTGCGGACAGTCAGCTTCCTGGTGACTTTTCGGAAGCCTTCCCCAACGCTCATCGCCTCGGCTGATACCAACAGGACACAGGAGTAGATCATGGGTTTTCCCCGACAAGTAAATGTGCAGGCGGCACCGGCAGTACTCGGTGACTTCTGCGATGCAAATCCGCGCGCGACAGTCGATGCCGGCGCAGGCGCTCTCGTCGCCGGCCCGAACGGCGTGACTGTTGGCCTCTTCGCCTGGGTGAATCCGGCGGACGGCTTCACCGTGAACAACTACGGTGCAGGCGCTCCGACCGGCTTCGTTCATCGCGAGCAACAAGCGATCATCACGCAGTACCTCGCTGAAGCCACGAACACGGTGTATGCGGGCGCACCCGTCACGCTGTTCAACGCTGGCGGCTTCTGGGTGGTCAACGCCGGTTCGTCGACCTCGGCTGTCGGCCAGGTTGCATACACCAACAACTCGACCGGCGCAGTGCAGTTCGGCTCGAATTTCACGGGCGCAAGCGTGACGGGCTCGATCGCCGCGAACGTGGTGACCGGCTCGATCGCAGGCACGACGCTGACGGTCACTGCAGTCACCACCGGCGTCCTGACCAATGGCCAGACGATCAGCGGCACGAACGTTGTCGCAGGCACGCAGATCCTCTCGCAACTGAGTGGCACGGCTGGCGGCGTCGGCACGTATCAGGTCAGCGTTTCTCAGACCGTCGCATCGACCACGATCACGGGCTCGGGCGGCACGCTCACGGTGACAGCAGTCGGCTCGGGCGTTCTTGGCCTCGGTGACGCGCTGAGCGGATCGGGCATCACGGCTGGGACCGCAATCAACGGCTTCCTGACGGGCAATGGCGGCACCGGCACCTATGCCGTGAATATCGGCCAGACGGCAGCGTCGACCACGATCACCGTGGCCACTGGCACCCAGACTAAGTGGGTCGCAGCTTCCATCGGCGCACCGGGTGAACTGGTGAAGATGACAACCTGGCTGAACGGCTAACGCCCTCTCACTCGCCTCGATCAAGCCTCCTTCTGGAGGCTTTTTTATTGCTCAAAGGAATCTAATCATGCCCAAAATGGCATACGACATGTCGCCGCAGGACCAAAAGGCCGCGCTCGACTATCACCGCACCCGCTGGGGTATCGACTTTCCGGGCGCGCAGATGTTCTGCCGACCGGAGTGGAAGGAAAACATCAACCTCGCGATGGATGCCCAGCCCGCGCTGGTCACCACGCCGAACTCGGGCGTCCCCGCCTACCTGACGTTCTTCACCGATCCGGACATCCTCCGCGTTCTGACGGCTGCGAACGAAGGCGCTGAAATCTTCGGCGAGAAGCAGAAAGGCGAATGGACAACGTCCACGCTGATCTTCCCGGTTGTGGAGCGCACGTACGAAGTCTCGAGCTACGGCGACTACAACAGCAACGGTCGCGCCGGCATCAACACGAACTTCCCGGAACGCCAGCCGTATCTGTACCAGACGGTCGTCGAATACGGTGAGCTGGAAATCGAACGCGCGGGCCTCGCGAAGATCGGCTTTGTGGCTGAGCAGAAGGAAGCCGCGATCGACGGTCTGAACAAGTTTGGCAACCTGACGTACTTCAAGGGCGTCGCTGGCCTGCAGAACTACGGTGCACTGAACGATCCGTCGCTCTACCCGGCTATCGCTCCCGCGCCGAAGGCCGCTGGCGGTACCGCATGGATGAGCGGCAACGTGGTTGTCGCCACTGCCAACGAAATCTTCACCGACATCCAGACGCTGGTCATCCAGGCGATCAACCAGTCGTCCGGCTTGATCAATACGAAGTCGAAGTTCGTGCTTGCCCTTTCGCCTGCCCGCGAAGGCGCACTGACCGCAACGAACAGCTTCAACGTGAACGTTGCGGCGCTGCTGAAGAACAACTTCCCGAATCTGGAAATCAAGAACGCGATCCAGTACGGCGCTCTGTCCGCACAGAATCCGCAAGGCTCGGCAGTCGGCGAAATCATGCAGCTGTGGGCACCGGAAGCGGCCGGCCAGGAATCGGGCTACTGCTCGTTCAACGCAAAGCTGCGCGCCGGTCCTGTCGTTCGCGAGTTGTCGGCGTACAAGCAGAAGCTGTCGCAAGGCACGTCCGGCTTCATCCTTCGCCAGCCGTTTGCCATGGCGACAATGGCTGGCATCTAAGCAGTTTGCTGTAACCGCGCGTCTAGGGTCATTCCCGAAAGCCGAACTGACCGTGCCGGTTGGCGCGCGGACCTCTCTTTTAACTCGGTCATCATATAGGCGGTCATATGGCAGGCGATACACTCAGCATCAAGAAGCACAACGAATCCCCATCCAATGCGACGGTCACCGTGGCCAGCAAGATGCCGTTCGATTTCGTACTAAAACTGTACGACTTCGTCGAGCGATCCGAGCCCGTGCTTGGCGGCGGCATGCGTAACTTCAAGCAGGCGCAAGAGCGTCGCTCTTCGAAGGCGTTCATCGCGCAAGGAAATTCGTGGGCGCAGAACCGCGGCCCTCACCAGCAACTGGTCGGCGGCTTCGCCATCACGCACGACATTCCCAAAGCGTTCTGGGATGAGTGGCTGGAGCAAAACAAGGAAGCGGACTACGTCGTCAACGGCATGATCTTCGCGCATGGCGAAAGCGCTAGCACGACAGCCGAGGCGCGCGAGAAAGAAAAGGAAAAGTCGGGGCTGGAGAGGCTTGACCCGGCCAACCTGCCGAAGGGCCTGCAAACCTCCGACCACTTCAAACGAGCTTCGTGATGGAAAACGTCGTAAGTTTCGATTACCCAATGTGGGCCTTGCGTTACCCGGAACTTGCGGCGTCTGTTCCTCAGCCGCTGGCTCAGCAGTACTTCAATGAGGCGACGCTTTATTGCGATAACTCGCCCTGCAGCATCGTTACCGATCTGACGATGCGGGCGATGTTGCTCAACATGTTGACGGCCCACATCTCAGCGTTGAACGCACCGCTCAACGGGCAGGCATCTTCGCCGCTCGTTGGGCGGATCAATAGCGCTACCGAAGGCAGCGTTTCCGTAGGCACGCAGTTGGACATGCCGCCGGGCTCGTCGCAATGGTTCGCGCAAACCAAATATGGGCTGGCCTTCTGGCAGGCGACCGCACAGTTCAGAGCTATGCGATACGTTCCCGGGCCTGTCCCCGTGACCAATCCTTGGGGCTTCAGATTTGGTGGCTTCAGGGGGTAACGATGGGCGCGACATTTTCTGGCGGCGCAGCGCTCGAGGCGAAACTTCGGGAGATCGCGCAGAAGGCTGGCGCTCCGAAGACGGTACGCGTCGGCTTCCTTGAAGACGCAACCTATCCGGATGGAACTCCCGTAGCTCTCGTCGCTGCCACGAACGAATATGGCGGCACAGTGACGGTTCCGGCACATGAGACCACGATCAACCGAAGCGTTCGCGCAGATGGAACGTTCAACAAGAATGGGCAGTTCGTGAAGGCCGATAAGGCCAACTTCTCGACTACGCATCACGTCGAGGAATATACGATAGACATTCCGGCGCGCCCATTCTTCCGCGGCATGATCCAGAAGCGTAAAGGCGAATGGCCTAGCGACCTTGGCAAGATCATTAAGGCGGCGGACTACGATTCGGGCGTCGCACTGGCGCGCATGGGCAAGCGAATCGAGGAGCAGTTGCAAGACTCGATCCGTGAGTTCTCCGAGCCGGAAAACGCAAAGTCCACCGTTGCGAAAAAAGGGTTCAACAAACCTTTGGTTGAATCCTCGCACATGCTCAATAGTGTGGATAGCGAAGTCGACCCCGGCGAAGAATCATGAACCTGCACAATATCGTTTCCGGAGCAATCGGCGCTATCAATCCGTTCCAGGGTGCGAACGTCCAATATAGCAATGGCTACACGACGTCAGCCGATGGATCGCAGGTTCCCTCGTATATCGAGGTAGACAACATCCAGGTGCAAGTACAAGCGCTCACCGCGAAGGAATTGCAGCATCTGGCCTCCCTGAACATTCAGGGGGTGATGAAGGCTCTGTACCTGAACGGCAACTCGCAGGGCGTTGTACGTCCGCTTGGGCAAGGTGGAGATCTGTTCACCTTGGTCTCCGGAACATGGCTAGTGACTACGGTTCTGGAAACGTGGGATACAGGATGGTGCAAGGTGGCGGTCACGCTGCAGGAGAATTGATATGGCGGCGACAGTCTCCATAACCGAAACACAAGCGCTTACCGTTCTCCGATCATTCATCCTGTCTGTAGTGGATCTGGATGGCGACCACGTCATACGAGGCCTGACAAACCGAGTTGCGATGCCGTCCGGGGATTTTATCGAGATTACCCCGATTCTGAGCGCCCCTCTCGCCACGACGGTTCAGGACTACGACCGAACAGGCAGCACATCGTTATTCGAGAGAGATACGCAATTCTCCGTTCAGATTGATTGCTATGGATCTGCGGCATTAGATCGCGCAACGTCGCTTTCCATTCTGTTCCGCAGTGACTACGCATGCCGGGCATTTTCGGCATCCGGATTCGACATGCAGCCGCTGTATTCGGGAGAGCCACGGCAGATGCCATTTGTGACTGGCGAATCCCAGTACATGGAGCGATGGGTGTTCGATGCCGTGATGCAGTTGAACCCGGTCGTCACTGTTCCGCAGGATTTCGCGACATCGCTGAATGTCGATCTGCTCAACGTAGACGTCAATTACCCGCCGTAACCAGTACCCAACCCAATTACATGAGCCCGCCTAGTGCGGGCTTTTTGCTTTCTACGCGCCGGAAACGGCTTTCTGGAGTGATTCAATGACGATTCCCGCCTCCGCGATCGTAAGCGTAAATCCGGGCGTGATTAGCGCCGGAGGCGCGGCGCTCGTGCTCAACGGCATTATGCTGACCACGAACACTTCTGTGCCAATTGGCACGGTTCAGCCGTTCGCCAGCGCGACCGCAGTATCAAACTTCTTCGGCCCAGCTTCCACGGAGGCGGCGCTCGCAGCGAACTATTTCTCGGGCTTCGACAATTCGACCCAGAAGCCTGGCAATCTGTATTTCTCGCAGTATCCGACTGCGCCAGTAAGCGCCTATCTGCGCAGTGGCTCGCTCGCAGCGCTGACGCTCACACAGTTGCAGGCGCTGTCTGGCGTGCTCACCATCACCGTCGACGGGACGGTCAAGACGTCGACCACGATTAATCTGTCGGCGGCTACCAGCTTTTCGAACGCGGCCACGATTATCGCAGCGGGTTTCACGAGTGGCCCGACCGTCACGTATAGCAGCCAGCTTGCGGCGTTCGTATTCACTTCGACAACGACTGGCGCCACGTCGACCATGACGTTCGCGACCGGCACTCTGTCGGCAGGTTTGAACCTGACGCAAGCAACGGGCGCCGTGTTGTCGCAAGGCGCGATCGCTGCGACGCCCGCTGGCGCCATGGCTGCGATTGCAGCTACCACCCAGAACTGGGCGGCGTTCATGACGGTCTTCGAGCCGGTCATCGCCGACAAGATTGCGTTCGCTCAATGGGTCGTCAGCCAGAACAACCGGTTCGCCTATATTGCATGGGATACGGACGCTAATGCGATCGTCCCGGGCAACACGGCGTGCTTCGGTGCACAGGTGAACGCCCTGTCTCTGTCCGGCTCGGTGCCGATCAGTGGTGACGCATCTGCGGCTATCGCTGTCGGCTCGACGCTGGCCGCGTTGCTGCCCCCTGTCGCTGCATTCGTGATGGGCTCGATCGCGTCAATCGACTTCACGCGCACAAATGGCCGTATCACGTTCGCGTTCAAATCGCAAAGCGGCCTGACGGCGAGCGTCACGAATCAGACGGTTGCGAACACGCTGGATACCAACGGCTATAACTTCTACGGGGCCTATGCAACGGCGAACCAGGGCTTCACGTTCTTCTACCCGGGCTCAGTCGGCGGCAAGTTCAACTGGCTGGATGAGTACGTCAACGAGATCTGGATGAACAGCCAGCTTCAGTTGGCAATGATGACGCTCCTGACGACTGTTACGTCGGTGCCGTATAACGTCGCCGGCAATACGCTGATCGAAGCGTCGTGCATGGACCCGATCAATGCAGCGTTGAACTTCGGTGCAATTCGCGCCGGCGTTCCGCTGTCAGCACTGCAAATCGCGGAAGTGAACAGCCAGGCTGGCCTTCCGATCGACACCACGCTTTCGACGCGCGGCTGGTATCTGCAGGTTCTTCAGGCTACGGCACAGGTCCGCGGTGCACGTCAATCGCCTCCGATGACCCTTTGGTACATGGATGGCGGTGCTGTACAGCAGCTCAACCTCGCTTCGATCGTAGTTCAGTAAAGGGAATTAACAATGAGCACTTTGACGAATGCGAACAGCGTGTTGATGCTGAGCGTTGGGGGCATCTTCCCTGTGGCACAACAGCTTCAGGGTTATGCGGTCGACGACATGTTCTCTGCGGCGGATGTGACGTCTGCCGAAGCAGTAATGGGCGTGGATGGCAAGCTTTCAGGCGGCTATACGCCGTATCCCACCGTCATCGAAATTACGCTGCAGCCCGATTCGGCTTCGGCTTTTATCTTCGATACGTGGGGCGCTGCAGAAGATACCGCACGCGAAATCTTTATCGCGCAACTGACAATCTCCCTACCCGGCACTGGCCAGAAGTTCGCCTGCACCAAGGGCATCATGACCAGCAAGAGCAAGATGCCCACGGGTAAGAAGATCCTCCAGCCCCGGAAATGGGCAATCACTTTCGAAAGCGTCTCGCCGGCACCGTTCTGATATGGCACGCAAAACCGCAATCGTAACCATCGACGCGAACTCGAAAGGTCGGGACAAGGGCAAGTCATTCGTCCTGACCGAACTGCCCACAGCCGAATCGGAAGAGTGGGCCGGCCGCGCCCTCTTCGCCCTGATGAACGCTGGCGTCGATATCCCCGACAACATCGCGGAGGCCGGGCTTGCCGGGCTTGCGGCGATGGGCATTAAGGCGATCACCAAGCTACCGTTCGATGCAGCCAAGCCGCTTCTGGACAAGATGATGGAGTGCGTTCAAATCCAGCCGAGTCCGGGAGTGGTGC